AATTTTTATGCATATGACATCTTAAATCTAGAGATGACAATGCAGTATATTCAGACTCTAGAGTTCTTACTCGAAGGTCAGAAACCAATCAGATATAATAAAGTCCAGAATAGATTATATTTAGATATTGATTGGAATAGAGTTGCAGTAAATGATCACATTGTTATCGATTGTTATAGAGCTCTAGATCCAACAAATTTTACTAAAATATATAACGAAAGATTTGTAAAAGAATATTTAACCTCACTGATTAAAAAACAATGGGGACAGAACCTAATTAAATTCACTGGTATTAAGATGCCTGGTGGTGTTGAATTTAATGGTAGACAATTATATGACGATGCTCTTGCTGAGTTGGAAAAACTAGAAAGCAAGATGCTCAGTACTTACGAATTACCACCCCTTGACTTTGTAGGATGATATGGCTAAGAACGTTTACTTCTCTGGTGGTACAACCTCAGAACAAAGATTAGTAGAAGACTTAGTTATTGAGTCTCTACAGATTTATGGACATGATGTTTATTATCTTCCTAGAGAGATAGTAAAGGAAGATGATTTATTTACAGAAGATGTTCTTTCCAAGTTTGATGAAAACTATTTGATTGAAATGTATATCTCAAATTATGAAGGATTTGAGGGAGATGGTTCACTACTCACTAAATTTGGTGTAAGAATTGCAGATGAAGCAACTTTTATTGTTGCAAAGAGAAGGTGGGAGGATTTAATTTCATCATCAAATAACTTGGTGTCAAACTTTAGGCCAAATGAAGGTGATGTAATATATCTTCCTTTAACAGAACAGTTGTTCCAGATTAAATTTGTGGAACATGAAAAACCATTCAGACAGCTTGACGCTATACAAACATATGGTCTAGTTGCAGAACTAATGGAATACTCAGGTGAAAGACTTGAGACTGGTGTTGAAGAAATTGATAAGATTACTAGAGAAATTGGATATACTCAGAAGTTCTATCTAACAGATGGAATCAAGGATATAATAGTTACAAATGGTGGTTCTGGATATGGATCAGGAACTACGGTCACATTAACAGGCGGTGGTGGTGTAAACACCGAAACCAGTGTTAGTGTTACCAGTGGATCAGTTAGCAGTATAAACATTACCGAACCAGGTAGTAATTATACATCTGCTCCAGTTGTCAGTATTATTGGTACTGGAACGAATGCTGCAGCGACTGCAACTATTGCAAACATGGGTAACTTAGAATTCCATGAAATTGTAAAATCAACAGCAAAGACTGCAAAAGCTTATGCAACATTAACTGGTGATACTGTTAGTTCTTTAGTTGTTTATAAGAATGGATCTGGATATACAACAACTCCATCAGTTACTATATCTGCTCCACAAGCGACTGGAGGTGTCCAAGCAACTGCTACAGCTACATTAGTATCAGATAGAGTAGTAAATTTAACTATCACCAATCCTGGATCTGGTTACACAAGTACACCAACCGTGACTATTGGTGCATCACCAGAGGAAGCAACTGGTAAGGTAACAAGATTTGATAAAACAAATAAAGAATTGGAGTTAATAGATGTTGTTGGTACATTTACTGATAATGATACTTTAGTTGGTCAAACCAGTGGAAGTGAGTGGACTATAAATACGTTTAGTTCTATTGAAAATGAAAACGATCCTGAAGCCGAAAATGACTTCTTTGAGTCGGAAGGAGATAAGATCCTAGACTGGACTGAAGGTAATCCATTCGGTGAATATGGTGACATGGGAGTCTTCTAATGTTAGGTACACACTTTTATCACGAAATTATTCGTAAAACAATTGTCGGTTTTGGTACTCTTTTTAATAATATTGAGTTGAGAAGAACTGATAAATCCGGCAATATCATTCAAACAATCAAAGTTCCTTTGGCATATGGTCCAAGGGAAAAGTTTTTAGCTCGTATAGATGCTGAACCACAGTTGGATGGTAGAGCAGAAGCTCAGATTCAGTTACCTAGAATTTCATTTGAAATGAATGGTATTACATATGATCCATCGAGAAAATTAAGTCCAGTCAATGTCTGTGTTACTCCAAAGTCAGGAGACACAAAAGCAGTATACAAACAATATTCTCCTGTACCATATAATTTAGATTTTGAATTAAACATCATCAGTAAAAATAATGATGATTCTGTTCAAATCTTAGAACAAATTCTCCCATATTTCCAACCAGTATTTAATATTTCAGTTAAACTAGTGGATACTACCAACGAAGTAAAAGATATTCCTATCGTACTTAGTAATGTCTCCATGCAAGATGACTATGAAGGAGACTTTAGAAAGAGAAGAGCACTTATTCACACCCTAAACTTTACAGCTAAGACTTATCTATACGGTCCTGTTGCAACTCAGGATGTCATCAGAACTGTTAATGTTGATATTGGTACTGCAATCAATGCTGGATCTCGTTATGTACGTTACAGTGCGACTCCCAAAGCACTGGAAGACTTTAACCAAGATGGTTCTGGTGTAACCTCTATCAATGTTGATAGTAATACATTTACACTACAGAATCATGGATTCATTACTGGTGACTTTGTAACTTATAGAGTTGGTAGTGGTGGTACTCCTGCAGGTGGTCTTGCCAATGAAAATGAATACTATATTATCAAGTTGGATAATGATAACTTCAGAGTTGCTGGAACGAAATACAATGCTCAACGTGGTTATGGAGTAGATATTACAACTGCTGGTATTGGTGAACAGAAGTTCTCAATCATCAACTCTCTGGACGATGCTTATGTAGAAGCAGATGATAACTTCGGATTTAATGAAACTTGGACTGAGTATTGATTATGTCAGACACATTTGAAAATCTAGATAAAACTTTTAATGTAGAATCTACATTAGAAAAAGCGGAAGAAACTTCAAAAGAGTTAAAAAAAGTTTCTTCTACAAAAGATGTGGAAAATGATTATGAGTATACTAGAGGTCAACTCTATAATCTCATTGAAAAGGGTCAAGAAGCTATTAATGGTATATTAGATGTTGCACAGAACTCTGATCATCCAAGAGCGTATGAAGTCGCTGGCAACCTCATTAAGAACGTTGCTGATATATCAGATAAATTGATGGATCTCCAGAAAAAAGTTAAAGAAGTTTCTGAAGAGAAACAAAGAGGTCCAACTAATGTGACTAATGCAATGTTTGTTGGTAGTACATCCGAACTCCAAAAGATGCTTAAACAGATGAATTCAGATAAATAATAGGTAAACCCTCGTCGTTAGTGATGAAGAATTTTAGAGAGTTTAAAGAATTAGCTGAAGCTAAGCGTGGTCTCTACGCAAATATCCACGCAAAGCGTAAGCGAGGAGAGCGTCCAGCGCGTCCTGGTAGTGAGGACTACCCCGCGAAGGATGCTTTCAAAAAGGCGGCGAGGACTGCCAAGAACGAAAATGTCCAATTCACCGAAGGCGCAGCCTGGACAAGAAAAGAAGGTAAGAAAAAATCTGGAGGTCTTAACGAGAAAGGCAGAAAATCTTACGAAAGAGAAAATCCTGGAAGCGACCTTAAGGCACCAAGCAAAAAGGTTGGAAATCCCCGTCGCGCATCCTTTTGCGCTAGAATGAAAGGGATGAAGAAAAAACTAACATCTAAGAAAACTGCTAGAGATCCAGATAGCAGAATCAACAAATCACTAAGAGCTTGGAACTGCTGATATGGCTAACTCAAACTACGTAAGACACGATACAACAAATACTGCAGATTCAACCCAACCTACATCTAATACAGTCACACATTTCAGTGGGACTGAAGGATGGTCTCAACTACAATGGAAAGACTTCAACGGAGATTATCAAGCAAGGAATTCAGATAACACAACTAGAACTCCTGGAACCTACCAAGCAAGGAATTCTGATAATACAACTAGAACACCAGCTGCTTATCAGAGACATGACAAAGACAATACACCAATAACAGGATAATCAAATGGCTCAGTGGAATAAAGATACCCAATCATATAGGGCACAAGACACTACAAACTTTGAAGTGTTTATTTGTGCCGATGAACATGGAAACATCGGTGCATGTGGATCATCGTTAAACAATGAGATCAATATTTCTGCTGGGTTAACTCCTGGTATGGCAAATGTTCATAAGTTTGGTGCTGTGACTACAACATCAGCTACTTATGATACTGTTTGGTCTAAAGGTGGTGCATATGCATTTCCAACAGGTGCATCTGTAGTTACTGTTGCATCTAGTTCTGGTACTGATAGTGACACCGCAAATACTGGTGGTGAAACTATTACCATTCAGGGATTAGACGGTAGTTACAATGAAGTTTCTGAAACTCTATCTCTAGATGGGACTAACGATGTAACTGGCAATCAACAGTTTCTGAGAGTGCATAGAGCATTTATTGCATCTGGTGTCACTAATGTTGGGAATATCGATATTAAACACGGTTCTACTGTTATCTGTTATATCAGTGCAGGAATGGGACAAACCCAGGTAGCATACTATACAGTTCCTGCTGGAAAGACTGCATATTTAAAATCTTTCGCCGCAACCCAAAACAAGAATCAGGAAAATTCTGTGAGAATGTTTCATAGACCAGAGAATGGAGTGTTCAGAGTTGCCAGTGAACTAAACCTCTATGGAAGTAACATGCACACACTGTTTACTATTCCAATTAGGTTTACCGAAAAGACTGATATTGATGTAAGAACATATACAGGCAGTAATTGTACGGTATCTTCGATGTTTGATTTACTGATAGTAGATAATCCTTAATGGTTTCTTTTTAAGTCTTAAATTAGTCTTAAGGGATACAGACATAGTTAAATAGCTTGGTATAATTATGACGTACCTTTTAGGAGACTATCATGGAATCAGACCGAGAACTGTCCGACCTTAAATTAGAAAGGAAGGAATGTCCGAAGTGTGGAGCTACTTGGTTGAATGGTCAACACTACTGGTCTGGAACTGGTAGGGAAGGTGACCCACATGATCTCGCTGGTCTGGTTTGTAACAAACTAGGAGATAGTACTTGTATCAATCCGTGCAAAGGTTCTGATTCTGGAGATACTTGGGCAAAACGTTTGTCGGATCTTGAATCGTTTGGACAACAACAAAAAGATAAATGGGATAACTAAATATTTACAACTGATTAATATGACGTGACAGATAGTAGCATATATCTTGGTAATCCTAATCTAAAGAAAGCAAATACTCCGATTGAATTTACGGAGGAACAAGTCTTAGAGTTCCTTAAATGTAAAGACGATCCAGTATATTTTGCTAGGAACTACATCAAGATTGTTTCTCTTGATGAAGG